ATATGAGCTGGTTCTGTAATCATCTTCATTATGTATGGAATTGAAACGCATTGGCAATACACCGGGGTGTGACAACCCGGCGTCAATCCAGTATAAATATTTACCTGAATCTATTCCCATTTGTTCTGCTGCATGTGAGATGAAATCAAATTTACCCCACATGATCTCTAAGCATCTGCTTTCCCAAGATGGTGAGTTTCTGTACATCTCAACATTCGAATCTTTAACTTCTTGTATACGGTCAAAGTATGGTGAATCATTTAGGTTGTAGCTAAAGAATTTGTAGTTTTCATGTCCTGACAATAAGAATGTGGGCATGTATTTCATCATGTTACGCTTATCGGTATAACAATAAATTGGGACACCCAATTCGTGCATCTGAGCCAACGAAAACGCATAGTGGGTGCCCCGGTTATGCCTGCCAGCGAATTCAGTATCATATAAATCGTCGTACACACATGTTACGAAAGATACGTCATTTTCCATTAGTATACCTTAAAACGTTCGGGGGTTGACATAAATGGTATAATTGCAAAGTCAACATCTGATTCACTAACAATACCATCTCTTACGAATGCTAACATGTGTCCTTCAATGTTTACTGACAGCCATTCTATCTGATCCATATTACCCCAAACTATATCGAGTTGAGGCACTTCTGCGGGGATAGCTTCACCACCACTAATCAGGTTTCTGTTTTGTTCATCATTTAAGACACCTGTGTACGGTCCACCTTTAACAACCACGGTGTCATCCTGACCAGCTAATGTAATGACCATCTTAATATCATCAGCTATTCTGTAAGCTTCAGAAACTTTACTCAGTGTAACGAACATGTGGTTCTTAGTGCGGAAAATATTCTCGTACATTACATTCTTTGCCCACAGCATTCGTACAATAGGTTCGAATGACTGATGATCCAAATCTAGGCCCAGTTTGGTAGATAGAGTCTCATGATAGTATAGCATGTTAGATGCAAGTTTAAAGTACTTGACCTTATCACCGATAGCACGTTCCACGATACCCAAACAATCGTCTGGTCCTATGACAACCACTTTATCTTGTGTTTTAAGTATGTCGGTGATCATAGGTACGTATTTCGCACTTACTTCTGCTATGTTATTAGGTGTCACAAACAGATAAACTGTTGTTGCTTCATCAAGTGGAACCATGTTCACACTGACAACATTCTGTTCATATTTCTTCTCTTCACCCTTGCGGAATATTAGCTTACCGTCATAGTAAACCGCATCCATTTCTGTGGTTCTAAGAATCTCTAGTGCTTCAGATAGACGTGTCAAGATTGGTTTCTGGTCAACATTGAATGACGTATTAAGTAGCACACCATTCCCTGATGCCTTATCAAATTCTGTAAGTAGTTCATGCAAGAATGGGTTCTGTTGTTCTGTTACAGTCTGTATACGTCCTGTACCGTCAATGTGTACGATAGCAGGTATGACTTCTTTGTATTCATCACGAACCTCAGCTACGTATGTCATGTGCCTAGACTGTGCACCTTCAGGGAAATCGAAGTACTTTGTTGCATCTTCTAACCTCACCACAGGGGCAAATGGCCGATACCACTCACGATTTTTGACCTTGGCATTAAGAACGTCTTTCATGTCACCAACAGGGTTACAGACAATACTACGATTGCCTAAAGCCCTTGGACCATGTTCTGAATTACCGCGAATGATACCGACTATGTTACCCAAGCTAAGGAACTTAGCCAGATCAGGTACTGATACGTTTTCCACTACGGATAGCGGCTCGTTTTCAATGTAAGAAGATAACATATGGGAATCTAGGATTGGAGTACCACAATATGTTAAATCTACTTGCTGCTCTGGCTTAAGTTTCAATAGCAAACCACCCACAGCAACACCACAATCACTGGTGTTTGGTGGGACAAAAACCTTTCCATTTCTCATGTGAAGTAGTTTTGTGTTAAGAATAACATTCAATGCACAGCCACCTGACATTGTAATAGGGAGGTCTGGATATTTGTCTAAAAACGGCTTGGCAAACTTGAAAAACTGCTGTTCGAATACTTCTTGTGTTGTAGCAGCTATATCCCACGCAATTTGTCCCTCCAAGCGGGTTGTGCGTTGATTGAAGTCTTGCACACCAATCTTTTCCATTAGGCGTGGTAGAGCGTCAACCGCTGCTTCAGCACCACCAAGGTATGAATCGCCCCGGTAGTTAAATGTTTCATAGAATTCTGTAAAGGCATCAAACCAATCTTCACGAACGTTACCATACGAACATAACCCCATAAGTTTACCAGCGTATACAAGGTTACCAATGTTAAGTGGATCGCGCTTGATATCCGTCAGATGGTCACCAAGTATCATGTATGCAAATCCAAGGTCTTGGTTAAAGCGTTCTAGGAGCTGTACACCATTACGTCTATCTGTGCGATAAACATTGAAGAAACCTAAATCACCACCACCATCAAAGGTAAAGGTTATTGCATCATCATAGGGAGATTGATAAAACGATGTTGCGGCATGAGCTTCGTGGTGGTCGAACCTATTATGTTGCTTATACGTAAAACTAGGCTTCATCTTATTGATATCAGCATAGTTCGTCAGATACAAATCCACTTCACTCCGGTCAGTAAGTGACAAGAGATATTCCATTATCTCATCAAAAATTATTGTCGGGTAACCAGACGGTAGGTAATTAATTAACCCCGCATTCTTTTTACTCAACCACCGTTCAACTTCTATGACTCGGTAATTGCCATTGTAATACATTGCCACCGCTGCATTATGTGAACCATATGCTGCTATTATTAGCTCATTGCTCAATTTGTATACCTCTTAATAATCTAGAGGGAAGTCTAATTTTTCAAGCCACCCTTTACTCTCACTGTGCGGCCATACCGTATAGCTGGTAGGTCGCTTACTAGACAAGAAAATCATTCTATAATCAATGAATCCATTCTCGCTCTTGAGGTAGTTATTGAACTCGTCAGCCGACAAGTCTTTACGGTAAATCTCTTCACCATCCTTATCATGAGCACCAACAAAGCAGAACGTAATATCATCTACTGCTTCGAAACTATCTTTATGTACACATACATGAACGTCATTTGATCGTGCGAACGTAGCCTTCCAGTCTTCTTCATTTTCATAAGGAAGGTTGTTAGGTGGGTCAAGACGGTCTAGCGTCTCTTGTTGGACACCACGGTGCTCAAAGCTAATACCAGCATGTTCCTCGTACTGCCGAACAGTCCTAACTGACCCAAACCCCCATTTACCAAAATCAATTTGTGCAGGGTCTTCGCCATCCATTCCAAATAGAATGCGGTTACGCTTGTGGCACATGTCATTACGCTCAACCCAATCTAGTTTAATATTACCCTTAGTCTTTTCTGGGGTTGTGTGATCATCCCAGATTTTTGTTCTACCCTTACGAGTATATTCATGCCATGCAATAAGTTTATGTGGATGGAATAAATCATACCCCCAAGTATAAGCACGAACAGCAATCGAAATTTCTTCCCCGTGGAAGAAATAGTCGGGGTCGTGAGGCACCTCAACGGCAAATGAACCATCTGCAAACGCAAAGTGAGCTGAAAAGAACCGTGAAGACATAGGTAGGTCCAATTCTTTCCAGTTATCAATAGACGATGGTCTAAAGAACACTGCACCTTCGGGGATGAATCTATCAAAATCCATCTTCCATGGTATCTGTACTCGTGCCGCTGGATCATTCTCTGGGTCGAACGATGGAATGTAGCCAGTCAGTAGCGGCTTAAGGCAGTCTTCACTACGCAAGCTCTCTAGCATATCAATGGTGATGGTGTCCCACTCTGGGACGAATCTGTGATGTGAGTCCAACTGTAGTGTATACTTCTCGTCGTCATACATCTTTTGAATTTGGTATCTAGCCCAACATGCACCTTCAGTATCATTATAATCTAAGTCGATTACCTTGAGTTGTGCACCTTCCTTCTCCATAGTGATGATATTATAACCCATCTCCCCATCTTCAGAGAAACCTGTTGGTTGATATCCGGCATCTAAGAATACTTCAATAGGCTCGTCATCATTGCTGTGTTGCCAGCAAATACCAAGTCGTAGGTTTTCGGGGTGGTCGGCATGTTCAATCATGTCGTCTATGGTTGGAATGAGTTGTGGATCGCGGTAACTTGCAATCTGTATAAAAATTGTGTTGGCTTTCATATTGTTGGCTCCTTGGTCAATACAAAACTATTTATGATGACTGTAAGATGGTGATCCGTCCATACTTATAATAAAAAAGGAGCCGAAGCTCCTTTTATTTGTTTACCAATATATTGTTAATTATCGGTTGATTGGTTGACCGTTTGGCCCAACATGAACAGTTTGCGTTGCACCACGTTCTGGAACAAAGGTTGGGATACCATGTCGTCCAACACCCGGCAGCATCGTAACACCGCTTCGTGTTTGAACCTTAACCATCTGGTGGAAGAACTCAAGGGCATTTTCACCATTCGCTAAGGTTGTATTGTGCAATACATCCCATAGCTCGTGACGGCCTGAATCTCGTCCCTGTAGGATATGAACTAGACGATTACGGTCTATTTCATCCATATCTGCAATCTTGATGTAGTACAAGTCTTTTGATGCAGGATCACGCTTCATTACAACAATCTCTTGTGCAACACCGTTACCATCCAAATCAACCCACTCAATGTGGGGGTAAATCTCATGCTTCTTAACTGTATCTGTGCTCATTGGTTTTTCTCCTGTTTGGGTATATTATTTTCAATGTACCATTATTTATGTCTTGAATTTTTGTGTGAACCGTTATATAATTGAGAAGAGGAAAAAATAATGCCAAGATATAGAAAAGCACCCAGAGCGGGCTACTTACCCTACTATGTAGAGGGTGGTAAAATGTATGTAATGTTCATGAAACCATCGGATTCAGCGTATGGTGGGGACTGCTTCCAAATAGCAAAGGGTAAGGTCGATCCCGGTGAAACCGCAGAAGAAGCGGCTAAACGCGAAGCACACGAGGAATTGGGGCTTAAATCCAGTAATTTAGACACCCACAAGCACTTTGGTACGTTCTTAGGTTATACAGAATTGTATTACGGGCGTGTTAAGGATAGAGATGATTTTGATCCCTTTACCTATGAAACAGGAGAGACTAGATGGATCGAAGTCAGCGAGTTTTACAAAATAGGGCGATCATTGCACATTCCAATAATCAAATCACTTGCGAGAGAAGTTGCTAGGTTCGAACCCTCTCTACAAAATCCCCTATCTGAAAAATAAGCTCATTGACGTTGGGAAGTGTGTATTCATCACTGCGTCCTCCTTCCCAGTATTGTCTCCCCAATTCTTCCACGAATGATTCCCAGCCAAATGAGATATCACAGTGGAACATGCCAATGATTCTAAACTGTTGTTCCATCTGGGCTCGTTTAACCGTTTCAGCACCTTCTAGGGTGATCCCTAGCTGGTAAACGTTGTTGGGACGCCCATGGTTGTTCAATATAAAGAAAACGCCCTCAGCGGCCTCTACGTTACGTTTAACAGCACTTATGTCGGCCCCTATCCAATCTCGCCAAGTGAACCAATCATCAAGGTAGATCAAGTCTGGACGGGATGGTATATCTTCAGGTTTTCTTCCTGACTTACAATATTCCCACCATTCCCCCTTAGTGTCTAAAGCCTGCTGCTGTACAAAGGACCTAGCCTCTACAAACCCCCTAAATGTTCGTTTTACACAGGGGAATGGGTTGTTAGAACCTAAGAAGTCATTCCAACTAATCCATTGGTTTTTATATGCCCTATCGGGTCGCTTGGGTATCTTAGATGGTGTATTTAGCATCCACCACTTTGCATACTGGGCAACAGAGGATATATGCTCATTTTGTACCAGTTCTCTTGCCTCATAGAACTCAAGGTTAACCCTCGGTCTGCCTACGCTTCGTGGCGGTACGGTCTTTTTCTTGACCTTTCGTTTAGCCTTTTTCAACTGTCAACCTTTTAATCAAATATTTGAACACTCATATAAATATCAGCATGGACGATAAAACTAAAACCGAAACTACAATTGCTCTTCAAAATGCCTTGGATGCCCTAGATACTCCAGAGGTGGGTGCTCCTGCACCAACTATTGAAGTACCCGCAACTCCACAGACTAAAATACAAAAAACTATGTCTGCCTTCGGCCATGTGAAAATAGCATTAATGTCAATTGCTGAACTGATTGATGTGTTCCGCATCGTACCACGTTTTATATTAACAGTATATGGTATTCTCATCTATAAGTTATATACGTGGTATGCTTCTATTGAAACCACCGTACAAACGACATGTGATGCTACTCTAACAAAAATTCTATTGGACCATGGCCAAACTATTGCTGAGGCTCAACTCCTTGCATGTCATGTTGTGGATCATGTGGGTGGACCAACAACAGCTCAAACGGCCTTCGTCACTACTGTAATTGGCTTATCTACACCGCTATTTGCATTCTATACAAACACTGGCAAGAAATGGGGCAAGGGAGAAGATAAGTAATTAACGTACTGCCAGTAGTGGTACAAAATCTTCAACCTTACTAATTATTGGATGAAGGTCATTTTTATTACAGTAATTCAAAAATTTCATATGATTGTACTTACCACGATTTGCCTTACCACGTTCAACCTCTTTAACCATAAGAACTTTAATAGATTTTGGTTGGTCACGCAAGCTCATCAACGTAAAATTCTCCCTCACTAGTTCACTGGTCTTATATTCAACCTCTTTATGTGAGCCATCTGGTAATTCCTCAAGCTGAGTAAATTTATGTGCCATTACTTCGGTCATGAGGTATTCATCAGCAAAGGCTTTCTCAAGCTTAGTTAAGCGTACTCTAGGATATGCACTTTGGATATTATCGTTGGTTTTAGCTTCACCCCGAATGCACTTCACGAACACAAAAAAGTCTGCATCATTGTTATAATCTTCAAGCGTTCGCTCGTCACCTGTAGCCGGGTCTACAACCTTAACACCTTCATATCGAAGTAGTTGCATCATATCTTTGTCGCCACTGACAACAATGTTTTCATCCTCACGGTGCATCTGGACCCATGCGGCCATAAGATCATCACCCTCAAGACCTTCTTGCTGTAGCACGATGATACGGCTGCGTGATTTAAGCATATCTGCAAAATCTTGAATGTGTTCATCCAACTTAGCAAACAGACGCATCTCTTTAGCTGTCTTGTCTGTACGTCTATGGCCTTTATACTTTTTGTTGGTCACACACTTACTAAGGTCTTGTGTGAATATCTTACGCCACGAATATGCATCAAAGGTAACAACTACCTCATCAGGTTCAAACCGACGATAGTACTCGTTTAATTTGTAAAATGCTGTGAGTATACACATGCTGATGACCACATCTTCAGGGTCACCACTTTTGTTGTTCGCGTGGAACGTCCTATGAAGTAGGTTGTTCCCATCTATTATCAGACTCTTCATCATTTTCTTCTTCTTCTTCATCAGTTTGAAACATTTCTTCGTAACTTAGGGTAGGTTTTTCTTCTTTATCAACCCCATTATACAAGTAGTCTTCCGCTCGTTCTGTGTTCATTATATCATCGGCCATATGAGCCAACCATATACGAATAGTTTCCTCATCGTTGTTCCCCACAATACCAAACGTTTTAAGATATCGAATGAACGCTGGGTTGAAATCAATCTTAACTTGAATACCATGCTCTTTCGAAAACCCCATAGCCAAGACATTCGCAAAGGGTTCGAGGCTGTCCTGCATAGATTCGCCTACTAACTCAACATCAAGTTTAGCCTTGTCTACACGTTCGTCATGTGCCAGCTTTTCATCATCTATATCTTGCTGTTCTTTATCCTTTAGCTTTTGAAATGCATTGCCCACAATGTCTCGGAATTCATCACTACTCTTGAGTTCTTCAAGTTGAGCGTGTCGTTCACCAGCCTCACGGGATTCCCGTTCTTCAGGTGATTCTAATGCACGTCTCTCCATCTCTTTACGAGTAGCAGTTTCTTCAAGAGTCTCTAAAGACCTTTTCAATTCGACCCGTGCCGTTTCTTCACGAATAGTCTTTTCTTCAGGTGTCTCGGTGAGACGTTTTAACCAATTAATACTCATTATACCTCCGGCATGACAAATACATCCATGTTTCCTACAACGATGTATAGTATGTTGCTTTTGAGTATATTTAGCCTAAAATTTCCGTCCTGAACCGCTAATTTTAAAATTGGTAGCATTTTCTTTAGATTGATTGTAAGAGATACCGTATCATTTTCACCCAGTGATTCTAGGTCAGAGTCAATACCAAAGTTGAGAATGTCCCCTGCTTCATCAGAAAATCTGAACCTCACGTCGCTTCCATTACCTTGGATAGTCATATGCTTACAACGCATAGCCGACATACTCTTACTGATATTGGACACATCTTCCTGTGTAATATCAAAATAGAATAGCGGTGTTCTGTTTAAATCAGTGCGGGGTATATCTCTAATAGCTTGTGGCAGTGCACAACGGAACTCAAAGTTCATTTTACCAGCATCAAATGCAAGCTTTTCAATCACATCAGGCTTATTCTCCTTAGAAACCATGTCTACGGTGACAGCATCTAAATCCTTAAGTAACGTGGATTTCTGCATCAGTGATTGTAAACGTGAAAGACCTAGCCCAGTGAATTCGAAGTCGTGGTCCTTAATAGAAGCCACGATAATACCTTCATCGTCGTTGTACCCACGTATACCAACCTCATCTAATATGATACCCTCAACACCAAGCTTATTGGCTAAAAATGCCGCTTCAAGAATCAGCTTAACACTTTTCTGTGATAGTCGTTCTGTCATCCAAATAATCCTTCTTCAAATAAGAGTTTCTTTTTAGTTGGGACCTTGATCCCTGCTGCCGTAATCATAACACGCATTGGGTCGTCTACCAACCGTTTAACCTGTGCCTTCTTGTCTACGATAGGGGCAAAATGCTCCCAGAACCAAGCTGGTGGTGTATCTATGTCCTTCGGTACGGCTATGCTGGTAAAGAACCCATCAATCTTACGGGTTAGGTTGTATACCAATATCTTACTGCCCGACATGATACGTGGGCTTTCAGTATCGTCATATGTTTGAAGACACTTGTTCCAGAGGATTGATGCCCTACAATGTCCAGCAATTTTCTTCCGCAGTTCAAGATCGCCAGAGTTAAATACGTCTGTATTAGACTCAACTTTATTAACACCCTTGGGTGTTCCTAATAATGAAATGTCGTTTAGTCCAAACAGCATGTCCTTAAAATAAACAACTTCTGGCCCTATTATATCCCAATCTTCACCCTTTAACAACCTTTCAATAAAATTGGATAATTTATCCTTGATTTCAGCGGGTAGTTTAGTAGTGTTGATAGGCACACCCATGTACTTCATTTTATCAACAAATTCACCATCACTTGCAACTAGGTGAAGCATGTAGTACTTCTTCTCAATGTATATGCCACGGTCAGATACAATCTCTTGTTCAGCTTTCATAATCTCTGAACGTTCATCATCAATTAGAAACATCCTACGCATGAACTCCGGGTATGATGCATTAATTGCGTCACATACTTCATTTGCAAGATTAAGAGCACTCTGGGGAGTGTCCTTGTATGTTTTAAAGTATACAGAGTCTGTGTCGCCATAGATGATTGAATCTGCTTCCATGTTGTACTCACCGTTAATCTCTTCTGCAATCTTACGTGCCATGTGGTACAAGATTTCTCGCCCTGATAGAGTCGTTGACTCGGCTAGACGTACATCGAAGAACTTGAAAAAGCGGCTACCACAAGCACCATACATCGAGTTAAGCTGAATCTTCTTAATGTATTGCATACGGTCATAGAACTCTTCAAGCTCTTTGTCACCAGCCTGTTTAGCTTCCCACATCTTCTTCTTGTATTCTTTACGTTCACTGAACCATTTAGTAAGTACAGCAGGGATAACACCCTCATTAGATAGATCAAAGACCGTACCCAATCCACTGATAGACCAGTTCTCTTTGACTAGGATTCTACGCCATTGTTTAGCAGGTGCTGATATAACCTCACCAGTTAATTCCACAATGAGTGCAAGCTTTCTATCTGACCCATCACGGATTAGTGCGAAGGCTTCACCACGTTCTGCAAACTGCCCACGAATCATTTCTGGACTAATATTCATTGACCGCATGATGCCCGGATACAAGGATACTAAGTCAACAGACGCTGTGTACAGATGCATACCAATCTGTGGATCAATAACCGTAGCACCACCATACTTCTTACCTGTTGCTTCTGGGGCAGTATGGTCAGGTACACGTACACCTCTGTCATAATGACAGAAGTTAATGATGGCACACTCAGCTACCTTAATCGTGCCAAGTACGTCGGCAGTCTGGGCCGTTGTATCATGTGACATCTGTATAGCGGTTTCAATATATTTTTTCTTGTCTTCTAATCCCTTAAGAATGACAGTATCACGAATGTTATAGCGTAAAAATTGATTAAAGTCATCTCGATACAAGTCGTACAATGATCCAACATACTTCAATTTGGGTAAATGTGGTAACTCGGCTTCGGCAACATGTGCCAACGCATAGCTAGGTTTCATGGCCATTTCAAAGTTCTTGTATATGTCAAGATAATCGAGGTGCACTCGCCCAAATATAACCAGAGCTTTCTCTATGTTGCCGTAGCGTTCTACTTCACGGTAGTATGGCTTACGACTGTTGGGGAATCCCAGTTTGTTTCCTGCACCCTTGAACAAAACTATCTCAGCCCGTTCGTAGATGTATGGTACATCAAAGAACTCTGAGTTCCAACCGGATATAATATCACTGTCCTCTATCTCTTTAAAGAAGAGTTTCAGAAGCTCTGTTTCATCTTTACATATGACAACAATAGCATCTTCCTCAATATCTTGAGGAACATCACTTTGTGTATAGTCGGGTTCAGTTTCAGGTGGTACTGCAAGCACAATTGTTTCATCGGTATGTTGATGGTAAATGGCTATAGAACTGATAGGGGCATATGGATTATCAGTAGAAGAGTATCCTATGTTCTTATCGTAATCAACCTCTATGTCAAAGAATGTGACATTAAGTGGTACTATAGGTTTACTGTAGAAGTGTTCTGAGAGAATTTTATATTGAGGCTGAATGTCAGACTCGTATAGGTTTATACCTCTAGCTTCGTATTTCTTACGGGCATCAAAAAATTCTGACGGTTTATCAAAGTCTAATCGGGATATTGGGTTACCATTAATATCCTTATCCTTGCCATCATCGTTGGGTATATAGAAATAGTAAGGGGCATCGAATTCTTGTACAACTCGATGCCCCGCACTGTCCCGTACCCAAACTTTAACTTTCTTCCTGTTATCAGACAGGATCGCAGAAACATAAGACATATGTTATATATGGTTACGCTTCGTTTGAGTCGTTATCGTCGTCTTGACCACCATCACCAAGGACGGCTTCACGGGCATATTCGAATGTGCTGTTAGCACCTAGAATTTCCTGATAGTCCTCGTCATGGAATGCTTTAACAAGCTTGCCAGTAAGACCAGTAGGCATTTCAAATGTCTCTTTCAACATTATCTTAATGTCTTTGATGCTTTCCTGCTTGTCAGCACGGAACCGTTCGTGTGCAACGATTTCTTCAATGGCACCCTTGATACGCTTGATGTCTTCAGGGTTGCTGGGTAGTTCAAAATTTGCTTCTGTTGCGCTCATAAAAATCTCCTTGTTATTATCAATAAATATCCGCTACTGCGAAGGAGATGGATTATCCCACTATTGGAGACAAAAAGCAAGTGTTTTATTAAGAGAACCAAGTGGTGTAGTCACCGGGGAAGTTTTCCATGTCATAGTTATAGTCATCTTTAGCTATGATATGGAATCTGACTATGTTAGAATCACCTACTTCAACTGGTGATACTGCATTTACAAAGTTGGGGCAACATGGATATACAATAGCTGTTCCACGTTCGGGGTTAAATCCAAACTCATGCGTAGGAAATTCTAACTTTCCACCCCGTACTTCAAACCGTTCGTCAAACATGTTATCGTCACTAAAGTCATTTAAGAATAGAACTACAGTAAAATCATAGTCGTATATCTTATGCCATATTGCCGATTGCCCACGTTTGCTTATTAGTTGACTACCCTCAGTCGTTGCCTTCTGACCTGAATATCCCGTAGGATACCATTCAAAGGTGAATGGTGTCAATGTTTTTGTTTCGAATTTGTAGTATTTTTCAATAGCTGGGAGGAGTTGATTAAAAGTATCAGATACACGAGACTCTGACAGTCGATTGCCTTTAAATGTTACTGTTGGGTCGCCCTTTTGGTCGGTGTTAGGTATGGTATGTTTTAATCTAGCAACCATATCTTCTGCCTGTAAAGGTGATACCAATTCCTTGAGAACAAGGAAGGGTGATTTAGAACTCATATAAACTCCTAGCTAGTATAGGTATGTATACGTTGTTACAAGATTCGAGATTTAGACAGTTGTAAATAAGATTTACCTTCTGTCTTAACCAACGTGAACGGGACACCTTTCAGCTTTTTACCTTCTATGACAACATCAAGAGTTACTATAGCCACTCCATCCATCTCACACATGTTCATTTTGGTTTCCCTGTCTTCAAGAGTAATTGATCCAGTACCACAGGTATCTGCGATGGCGTAGAAGTCTTTGACAAAGAATGTGTTGCTATCTTCTTCGGTTAGCTGTAAGGCAAACTTAGGGTCACCCGTAAACGATTCAATAAGTATTTGATCAGGTTCAATGCCAGCAATAGAGGCTTCCTCTTCAACAGGAACAGAATCACAAGCACATACACCATCGCTGCCACCACAGCCACAACCTTCTTCGGCTTCGGCTTTGTCTTTGGTTTCAACAGTCTCATTAGCTTTAAACACCAAGGTTGACTTTTCAAGGTCAATAGTGTTCATAAACTCCAACAATTCTTCCGATGTTCTGAATTTCATCTAATTACTGACCACGCATTCTTTTATTAAGACGGCTTAAACGCTTAGATTGTGTCTTACGCTTGGTGAATAGAGTCTTACGTACTCTCTGTCCTTTCTTCATGCGGGCAGATTTCTTACCCTGACGTACTTTCTTGGGGTCCTTTCTGATACCACACTTTTCAGGTGATGATACCATACGACCAGCCTTTGGGCCAGTAGTACAACGGTATTGTCGTAGGAACTTATCACCATATCGACGGAACTGACGCTGTACAGCTTCAGAGATATTATCAAATTCATCACCATCTGTAAGCTCTGCAATGTCATTTAGAATTGCGTTTACTTCCTTAGTATGATCTTCATTAAGATCACCACTAGCCAACAGTTCACGAATCTCTTGAATATCTTCGAGCATCGTTTCCAATTCTAGCACAGCCTCGTCATAGTCTTCGATGACTAATGCCGATTCGCTGATAACAGCCTCACCTAATAATCTTCCTAATTTCATTATAGTCGTCCTCGGTCATTTTGCCGTTGGTCCAATTGATCCTGATCTTGGCGTTGTTGTTCTTGGTCTTTATCCAATTCGTCCCGTTCTTTATCGTCCATGTCATCTTCATAGTCGGTACGATTTCTAGCAGCCCTCATACGTATTTGTAATTCCTTACGTTCAGATTGAGACTGCTTCTGTTTAAATTGTTTTGTTTCTAGATCATCCTCTGGCCCAATTTTATACTTAGTGCGTATATTAACCATTTGGCGACGGAGTGTTTGTGGCGTATCATTCGCATCAAGTTCAAGAACTATTTGAGTGAACAGTTCAGAGAAACCTTCTCCCATAGCCATCTTCTTCTTATAGTTGAATGTTGCAAGTTCACGCATCTTCTTGGCGCTCTTTTCTTTATCCTTTACAGCGTCCATCTCAGCCTGTGCAGAAATTAATTCTTCTTCCTTTGCTACTGTATCCTTAGAGGACATCATTGCTATTTCAGCCTGTTTAGCTTTAGCCTGTTCAGCTTCAGCATTAGCCTGTGCAGTTTCCTTCTCATTTTGTGATTTAAGCATGCCCAATACGGATACCATCAAATCTTCTTTGCTGTCCCCAGATTCAAAGTCGTCACCCATATCTTCGTCTTCGGGGTCGCCTTCTAGGTCGCCTAGATCATCTTCTGATCCACTAGCGTTTGGGTTACCTTCATCATCACCTCCTTCCAAGTCACCTAAGCCGTCACCACCGAAACTATCAGCACCACCTTCATCATCGCCCATTTCTGGGTCTGGGTCGGCTTCAGTAATTTCATCTGCATTGTATACCGCATCTTTGGGTAATTTAGGGAATTCAGCAGTTATGATGGTAAACTCGTCTTTCAGTTCGTACAACAATTCAGCTAGGGATTTATCTTCACCCTTACCAGTCTTTTTAAAGTCAAGTACATCTGCTAGTGTTTGTGCAATACGTTGTTCGAATTCTTCGCTCTGCTGTAGGGGTACTGTAATGATCATCATATTGCCTGTATCATCACGTACACCATATGAGATGATATCTTTGTTATCATATTCACCACTGTTTTGCAAATCCTTAAGGCGTGACGTAACGTCCTTCAGTTGATCGGGATAGCCAGATGACTCCGTAAGTCGTTCAAAAGAACCAACACTACCTTCCATTGCAACAGGGTGAAACCTATAACGGTTTGCAATACCCTGATGGAACTTAAGCATATAGTCCTTCAGATTCATGCGAGTCTGCATACCACCTAGACGATTGCTAGGCACGACGGCAATACTACCTGCTCCGGTAGAACCTGCCGCTGCTGTTTCATCAACTTTTTCCATGATAATCCTCAAAACCTTTATCTATATTTAGTCTTCCGGGCCTAATTGAACTGCTCTTTTTCAGTTAAGAGCCTGAAATTCATACCGTTTAGCCCACACCACACTCTTGCAGCTTCCCATTTAAGCTGATTCTTCATATGAACCGCATTCTCATACATTTTGTTCTTTGGATTACGGGACCTAGATGCCTTAGTTTGTTTATAAGGCTTTATCTCAATTAAATCACGTACCACCTTTCCATCACTACGCCTGTACTCCATGTACAAATCAGGGAAGTATTTTGCTGATCGTACACCACCATTAGGCATTGGCATAGCATATGGTATTACAATCTCTTCAGATGCCCAATGTATCACCCTTAAGTTATTATCACAGAAATCAAATGCTTCCAGTTCCCACGATGACCTGTATATGATGTTATTCAAGTCACCCTTGTATTTATTAGGATTTTTTGGTTTGAACTTACCTTGTTTCCATCCAGCCTTATTTGCCATGTACTACCTTAAAAGCTTAGTATGTCAGGTAAGTCGATATCAGGTTTGGGTAGTTGTATATCTCCAAGATTCCCTGTAATTGGTGGTATGAACGTGCTGATCGTGTTTATAATAGGAATGTCAGGGATTGTATCCAATCTACGCACACGTCTGTAGAGACGTTCTATGTCGGCTACACGCCCTCTAATATCATTAATGGTGAATGTTTGTGGTTCAGGTTTTAAGAATGAAAAGTCGAGATCACGTTCCCATGATCTAGGTGCATCAATAAACACGGAATCATATGTAAAGTTCATCATTACTGTGTTTACATCAGATTGACCCATATCCAGTTCATCCAATGTCATATTAAGAACCTTTGGGTTGAGGAACTGATATTCAACATATTGTATTTGCGGTACATCTTCACCTGATTCATCACCACGACGCTCTTGCAGGGCATATGACCAGTGCCTAATACATATGTTCTCAATAATACCTGATTCTTGACCAATACCCGGTGGAAGTGGTCCAATAGAACCAGTGCCACCACCTAAACGTTCATTCTCACCATCAAGAACACCGTTTGAATTAAACGCCTTGTTCTTAGGTCCATTACCACCACCTTCCTTATAAGTTGATAATAAATTTGCCTGTTCCTTTCTTATGTTAGCTATAGGACTAATACTTTTCAAATAGACTTCGTACATGGTGTGTGCAAAGTTTTCCACGTCATCATACATGGTTATCTGCATTGATCCATAGTCTACCTTCGTAGCAACTTTGCTGCGGTAATTGTACTGGTTTATGTCTTGATATATCACCGTGGGGTTAGGTCTGGACGCTTGCCTTACAGCGAATGATAATTCATCTGTAAGCTGCCCATCTTCAGATTTTATTAGGTTGCCAAAATCAATAGGTGGGTTTCGGAATTTAATTGTTACCGTGAAATTAAACTTAAGCTTAGGACGGTTGTAATTCATCGGATCAACGATAGCCATCGTATCGCTGGTAGTCTCAGCAGTCGATTTAAGATCAGCTCTCGGTGATAGTGTTAAGTATCCTTCTGGTTTTGCTCTTGTTCTAGGCATAATATTTTCTCATGTTCTTTATGGTATTTATAAAAGTAGAAAGCCCGAATAAACGGGCCTCCTTGTACCAACAAGAGCTTACTATATCTCTCTTCCTACTTAAAGGATAAAGCCACTTCCAGTTGAACCAGCACCACCAGTCGCTTTACCACCAACATTGTCAGGGTTAACGTTCTGTCGTGCGTGGTCGAATCGGAACGTAACTGTTGCTTTAACAGTTTCTGACGTGGTGTAATCTACATCACCCCAGTCAACGTTCTGAATAAACGCACCTTCAAGTATCCAAGTTTCAACTACAGCTTGGTTACCGTCGAGTAGGTCCATTTTAACCGCGAATTTATAATCTTGACCAGCAGCAGCAGATGACAAACGCGGGGATGCGTTTAGTCCAATGATATTCTGTTGTAGTTCAAGTTGTTCCTGAATTGCCGCTGTAACACCACCATCTAAGTCATCTTCGAAGGTGACGTTAACTGGCTCAAAGATGTGCTTTGCAGCAACATATGCCTTTGAGTTGTAACGGTCAAGTACAACTTCTTCGAAAGTAAGTTTAGGACGGTCTGCACTGATAGCGTTCAGACGTAAAGGCTCTTCATCACCAGCCATGTTCTGGAAGGTAATAGCCCACTTGTGCTTTAGGCGAGGTTGAGCGATGCCGCCACCGTCAACACCCAAATCTGTAATTAATGCCATTGGTCAAATCTCCGTAAGGTCTTGTTTTAAGTATTTATATAACCTGCATTTAATTTTGTGAGTTTACAGTTGTATTTGCCATAAATACCTGTAATATCACGGAGTTAATTAATGCGTCAATTCAAAACATATTTATCAGAAATGGTACTAACTGAGAAGGGAGCCGAGCTAAATGCCGACCTCATCTACCAGAAGATTATCGACACACTGGATCATGCTCATATAGACTTTGACGAGGACCGCATACAGTTCCACGTGGGGCGTATTACAAAGAATAGTGCAGTTGATGTGAGGATTGTTATTAGGCCCGCTGGTGAGGACGAGGTTCGCTTAGGTAAGAATACTAAGGGTGAATACACTATCGTAATAGACGTTGCTGGTAACATGCCGTCAAGGGATGACATCGACGATTTCATTTCTAATGATAGAATGAGAGCGGGTGAAGTCAAACAAGCGTTAGCACAATATATTCGTGATCACAGCACAGAGCAGGATGCCCCGCTAGTTAAGACCAAATACGAAGACGATGCCCTTGATAATGATCAAGGAAATTTTGAACGTCAGTATGAATCTTTAACTCGTAAGATTAAAGAGCGTATGGCCGAGTATACTGGTGTTTGTGGTGAACTTGATGGTGAACTGGACACTGAGGACATGAGCCAAAGAGAATCTGCTAAGATGGCACGTGCACAACTTACCAAGGAGTATTTTGGTGATAATATAGATGAATTCAAGAAGATTGCTGGTGGTATGCTTAAGGCTGGTTACATGCAAGGTCTTACTAAAGAGAATAAAGAGAAGTTATTGAATCGGTTGGGTAGCTATTACGATCAGAAGATCAAACCTACTATGTAGGTCTAACTCACCTATTATGTAGGTAATAAAAAAGGGAGCCGAAGCTCCCTTTTTTGTGCGTCAATTTCCTTATCGGATAACTGCGTCTGTTCTTACTAGTCGTAGATCAACCAAGATGAACTCAACAGCCTTGATAGGCTTGATAGCAATATCTACTATCAGTTCACTGCGGTCAACCGATGCTGGTGGATTGTTTGATTCATCACATTGTGTTGCGAAGTCAAACAAGCCACGACGACCAACTAGCTCAGAAAGGAAACTATCCGTAGATGCTTTCACGTTCTGCCGAGTTAGCGTGTCATTCGGTTCGAACAAGAAGTCGAATAGACGACGACGTAGTGTTCTTCGGATGAATCCGGTTAGCCGAGCAACATTTACACGATCAAGTGCAGATGATGATGACTGGGTAGTGTTCTGAGACATAATCAAGATGCCACGGTTGATCAAGTTTGCAAAATAGTTAATGTCTATTGCAAACAAGGTGTCCTGTGTACCCTTGTCGATATCGTTCTCTACCCATAAAGTTGCTGTACCAAGAGTTCCTGATACGTAACCAATAGACGTTAGGTGTGATGATGCACCGCGAGTTGGACCCGCTGGTGCGTACCACAGTTCTGTCTGTTGATCATTGAATGCGTATACCCGCAGAGCAGAAGATGCAGCAGAGACCATAATCGTAGCACCATCTGTATTAGATGCTAGTCCATGTGGGTAATAATATGCAACGTATGTGTTGAATACTTTATTGTCTTCTGCCCATTCTATCATACCGTTTGGACCTGTAGGTGGACGGTTAAAAGGTGTATCTGCAATTACAAATACCTCATTATCCAAATCCTGTGACAGAGTTGCAAGTTCATCTGTAGCTTCCCAGTATCCCGGTGCAAGTGTAAGGTTGTAATCAAAACGATCAGAACGGAAGATGCTGTTAGGGTTGTTAATGGTGCCCTGAATTTGAGTAACAATGGCAGCACGACGTGCTGCATCGTTTGCACCAAGAGATGTACCATTCTTAAACTCTACGGTATTATCAAAATCAGTAGATGATGCTAAAAGCACACCTTCTGATTCACTTGATGTGAACTCGGTTGCAACAATGCTACCTGCTGTCCAGTTGTCGATGACTGCATCAAGACCGTCGTATGTACCAACGATAGATGTAAAGTCATCATTATAAATGTCTAGTGGTGAAGGACCCTGACCTTGTACAGGTGTTTCAAACTTATCAAAAAGCAGAGTGTTAGCAAATAGTGCTGTTGTGCCGCTTGTGCCGTCTGAAACTACTTCTACTGATGACGTTGCACCAGCTAAACCTGAAGTGATTCGAATGCATCCTGAGATGATTTCAACTACCGTTCCAGCGTCACCTGTCTGGGCTTGGATTGCAGCTTCCATTTCAGAAATAAGTTCTGAGAATGTCTGTGCAGCCTGACCTAGTATAGTAACGTTAAATGTGTTTACACCACCGTTGTCTGAAACTGTAATTTCAAAGCCGTATGCTGTTGTATCGTTGTTTAGACCAGTGTTGTCTAGACCTGTGATGTTACCACCCGTAGAGTCGTAACAAATGTCTTGATAACCAGCAATGTCGATTGTGTGGTCCTGCAAGAAGTCTTGCTGGAATTGTGTTGAACTAAATGAATAGCACATGAACACATCAAGCATCGCTTCATCAATTAAAGTCTTAAGTTCAGATGATGTCACTGTTTGCTTATAGCTCGGAGACGCGGGAACAAGTCCGTTCGCATCATTAGATTCCTGAATAAAGTCAGCAACTAATGCATTTAGGTTGTCACCCGCAAGTCCTACCTTGGATGTCCAAAGTGACTTTGTACTTGCGTATGTGTCATCAAGATTAACGTTTGCACGTACAACATATGCACGTTCGCCAACTTCTAGGAATCTGTAAAGAGCGTCTAGGCCGTATTCGTTACGGGCATCACCATGTTGTGCACCACCTGCTGCATCAACTAGAAAGTTTGGCGTACCATAAAGTTCGGCTGCTTGTGAGCGACCTGTAACAGTACGGATAACGTTATTCTCAAAAGTACCCAATGCAGGCGTAACACCGTCTGCTTGTGTTTTTTCATCTGCCGTGGCAATGAATATTAGGGGAA